ACAGCAAGCAAGAAGTCAAACAGAGCCTCGTTTTCTTTTGACTTCATTATCCTTGGATCTACCAAGCGCATGATATCTTTGGCAGACTTGATCTTTCTGTCGTACCAACCAATAGCATTACCATCCCTATCGAGGGCAGACAAAGCCTCTGTTGCAAGCATGTCTGATATTATCGATATGTTTTCTTCTGTGTACTCAAATGGAGTCGTTCTTCCTGTGGCTCTCTCCCACTTCTCTTGTAGGAATGTTGCAGCTTCTACAAGCGTCCTCTTTCGCTCTGGCTTGTAGGTGTTGTTCTTCATAGCCTCGACATCTTCTTCTGTTGGCATGATGTCAGTGTTGGTCATACCCATGCTTTCTGCTTTACCCATCTCCTCTAGGGGCCGTTTTGACAGCATCAAGCCGCCAACATCGATTGGGTCTACATAACCCTCCCGCCTGGGCAAATCAGATACACCAGCTTTTGCAGATATCGCTCTAGACTCTTTGTCTGTGAGGATTTTAGTGACCTTGATACCACCACTAATCATCCAATTTTCAAACATGTTCGGGTTGGTTTTGTAACGGTAATAACCGTTCTCTGGCATTTGATCAGTTATGTCTGCCGTTGATACATCGATTGTCCCATCTTTCTTTGCTCTAGCGTTTGCATTCGCTACAGATTGCCAATCAACATCTGCTGGAACCTCTATCTCTGCCCACACTTGATCGTCTTTTCTAAAATCTGGCTTAGAAAGATTTTTTCTGGTCTTGCCACCTATGTGTGGGGCCATAGGTAAGTCGCCCGAATGAAATCCCGGCCTGAAAGCTACGCCCTGTATTGCTTTGACATCTGGGCTTTTAATAACCCCAAGATCAAACAGCCTTTGAGCCTCTTCTGGCTCTACATTTACCCTACCGCCTGTTGTTGCTTTTACATAAGGTTTTCCATTTGCTCCCATGAAAAAACCTTTAGCTCCTTCCGTCCTTGGATCTGTTGCCTTTATCCACTCACCAACCGGGATCGGGGTAGCGCCCTCAACAAACAGCGGATAAATCTGTCCGTCTTTGTAAGTAAATAGTTTGTATGCCTTTACTACGTTGTCAGGCTCTCTCATTGGCTTTGATTTGCGGCTAAAGTTTACGACATCTGCCGTATAGACCTCCTCTGCGTCTTGAGAAATATCTGACTCAACAAAGTCTGGTATCTGCTGACCAGCGCCTACTTCTTCGGCAAGAGTTTCTGCTTCAGGCCCTAACGCAACCTTTGTCTTCCCTCTTCCTTCTGATGCTTTGACATCACGGAATATTCTTCTTCTTGTTTCTCTTTCTGTTCTTTGTATTCTTTCTCTAGCCCCTATCCGTCCAGAAGTTATAGCGTTTACTATGTCTTCTGCGCTAGTAAAACCTTCTTTACGCAACGAAGAAACAAGATTTCTAAAGAACTCAACAACTCGCGTAACAAGTGATCGTGGCTTTCCTTGCAGTACCTTCGGGTTTGCTACAGCATCTCTTACAAGCTCTGCAACAGCTTCTTCTACTTGCTGATCAGTGGTTAATGTTTCGTAGTTTTTTATAGCCCAATCGAGATATGTTTGATTATTTTCTTTCTCTTTGTTTATGGCTGCGTTACTTAGGAGAGACCACTCTTTAGTCGTGAACAGATCCAATTGACGCATCGCGTGAATCATCTCGTGATCCAAGACGCTAAGCACCTCAGCCTCTACCTCAGCATCGCTTAAAGACTTTTTGCCTAATATTTCGTTTATTCCTAGGAATATCTGATTAAGAGATGGAGAGTAATAACCTTCCGCTCTTCCCTCTGGATCTATGTCGGTAGCGAATGCGAACCTACCACTACCTCGTGACCCTCCAACCAGTATTGACTCCGCATCTCCATCTCTTGCTGGTCTTATTCCGTAGTAAAGTTGACCATCTGCACCTCTAGCTGCTGTATTAAGAGCATTATCTAGATTTACGGCTACATCTTTGAGGCCATACCTAGCCATCCTTTCTTTGATTGATTTTCTTAAATCTTCTAATTTCCTTGGCGCTGGTAAAGCAAGAGGGGCAGTGGTGTCTACTGCAACCTCTTCTGTTACTGTTTCTGTTACAACAGGGTCTATCGTTTGATTTTTTAGATCTTGTTTGAGTTCTTTTCCAGCAGCACTTTCTGGGGCTATACCAGCTACTATGGATGCGTTGTCTATATCATTTGTTTTTTGATAACGAGACAATGCGGCCCTAAACTGTGCTCCGGTGTACTTTTTCTCTTTGAATAGAGGAAGTTTGGTGGGTCTATCGAATCTAGGTAAAGATCTTATCTTTTGGTAAAAAAGCCTTTGATTGGCCTCTGTCTGGGAGCTAAGAGGCTTTGGAGAGCCGGTGATTTGTTTTGCTAAATACCTAATCTCTGGAGATCCAACCTCAGATGTTATGTTCTTTGATTTTAGTAGCTGCTGTAGGCCCTTGAGATCAGCGTTTACGTTACGCATAACGCCTTTGTTTACGGCAGATCTATTGGTGGTGTTGTTTAGTTGATTCGAGTAAGCAATAGCATCTGCTTGTGTCTTAAACCTTACAATCTTTGGCGGCTTCTTCTTTGGATTCTTTTTGATTGCAGCATCTTTTTCTAGAGTAGTCAGAGGTCTGCCCTGCAATGTCTCTCCAGCACTGCTATAAACAACGGGATTGCCATTTTTGCTGAGTCCAGCCTTGTATGTCTCCGTCTCTGGCAGTCCGTTCAGCCTGGTATCTGTCAGGTTGTAAAGCTGCTGATCGTTCAGCACAGACTTTACCTCCTGAATAGTAAATGTTTTAGTGGGAGGCAATCCCTTTCGCATTCTTTTGGCGTTTATTCTTTGAGATGCCGTCATGTTTCTGGGGCTGACACCCTCTGCCATCAAGTCCTTTATGTTTGCAAGCTCATCAAAACCTCTGTCCTGAGTAGTCTCTGCTGCACCATCGATTGCAGGAGCTGAGTAGGTGTTTGAATCTGGATGATTTGCTGCAAAGTTATATCTCTGCAAAGAATTTATCTGAGACTCGTTATAAGACTGACCAGATGTCTTGATCGCTGCATCGCCACCAGCATAGACATTGTTGTTTATGATTTGAGTATTGAGATGACCGGCCAAAGCAAATGCTTCTTCTGATGTCTGTAAGGGTTTGCCATATCGGTTGCCTTTTGAATCTTCGACAAGAAAGACTGGAGCGCCGTCTTTTAAGGTTGTGGCATCAACTTCTTTGCCTCCGTAGTCTTGCGGAAGCTTCACGGTAAACATGTTGTTACCGGAGGGGAAACTATCTCCCATAGTTCTGCTGATATGCTGGGCATAGGCCAGCATTCTGTCTTGAGGGGAGGACGAGAGTATAGATTCGCTTGGTTCCACGGCTGTAATAACTTGAAACCCGCTCTGTGCAGCAGGAACAGCCTGTCCGTTTACTGATGTAATTACCTCGCCTTTGTCTGGAACATTAACAAAGGTGGTTGTGGTTTCGTTTGGTTTGCCTTTATTGCGTACTCTTACACGCTCTTCGGCTTGGAAGGTGGTTCCGTCTGTAGTATCTACCATAGATACATATCTAGAACCCGTTCTTATTGATGGGGTGATTTTTCTGCCTACAGGCTGATCTATCTGTGATGGATCTATTTGCTTCGATTGTTCAGCAAGAACCCTGTTTGACTCTCTATTTGCTTCTGCTTGAAGCCTTTGCTCCGCATCTAAAGTCTTTTGTATCTCTAGATCTTGAGAAAGAATCTTTTCTCTGTCTTTTATTGCTTGATCATGCTGCTCTCTAATCTTCTTTTCTGACTCGAAAGCAGATGCGCTAGCGGCATTGTTTCTTCTGCCAGCAGCAGCATTTAAAACTAGATCTGCTCCAGCGCCTATTGCACCGCCAATAGTAAACTCTTCAAAAAGATTGCCACCAGCTATTTCAAAATTAGGATCGTATACGTTCTTCTGTATCGCATCTTGAGCTATGCTTGCAGAAACCTCTTGCAAACCCTCTTCTGTGCCGGACCTGAGAGCAGACGAAAGTCTTTCTTTTATTCCTGATGGTAACTTATCGCCTTTGCCGCTAATTCTTTTTAGCAATCTAGATGGTGTTATTAGTTCACTAAACCCAACTACAGTACCACCTAAAACGGCCAGGTTTTCCTGATCATCAGTTACTTCTATGCCACGATCTCTCGCTGCCTCTATTCTTTGTGCAGCTTCCCCAGCGCCTGTTCCAGCAGCTAATGACCCCATCCCAGTTGCTTTTAATGCTGTAGCGCCTTTGCCAGCCATACCAAGCAGCTTGATCGCCCCAGCAGGGGTGAAGAAAGAGGCAAAGGAACCAAGTCCTTCGCCAAACTTTGTAGCCCATGTATCTCGATAGGCAGAATCCGCACCCATAGCCTCATCTACGGCGGCTCTACCCTCTCTAGCGGCCATTACTAATGCGTTATCTTCGCCGCTATCAATTAGATCTTCTGCGCCCACAAAGTCTGTGGCAGCGTCAGCAAGCTCCGCGAGACCCTCTCCAGCAGTAAGGAATGCGTTAGCAAACCCTCTTCCTACCCCCTTGGCTGACTCAAACAATTGACCGCCAGTGGTTCGTTTTGACTCGTAATAGCTTTGAAAAAGCTCTTCAGCATCCTGAGGAGATGGGGGTGTAGCGCCAGTTACCCTTAGACTTTCTCCAGTCTCTATATCCCTAATGGTATATGTGGGCATTACGACTCTTCAATTACATATCTTGAAGTTGCTGGCTCTCTTCCCATCTGACCTGTGCCTACAAATTCATCGACAGGAAGCTCTCCATCCACACCCTCTACTGAAAGGCCAAGGTAGTTTAAAGCTGTTGACAGAGGAACCCCTAACTCAGCGGCAACATTTGCAGTTATTCTTCTTTTTTCTGCTGATTGAGCTACCGGATCGTTCATTAATCTAATGCTCTCTTTGCCAACGGTATCTGTAAGGGCCTTCATTTGTCTGTTTACTTCTGTACTTAGCTTTGAAAGCAGGGTGTCCATCCTGGTTCCTTTCTTGCTGCCACCAGAAATAGAATCATAATACTCTTGCCGAATAGCCCTATCTCTCGCAGCTTCTCTTATCTCTGATGCTGTTTCTCCAGCCTTTTGCAGACCCTCTGCAAGATCGCCTTTCGCAATTCCAGCTCCTAACTGCACCAACGCAAACGCCAAAGCTTCCTTTTTAGCTGCTTCTTCGTCAGATATGACTCCAGCAGCTTTATCTTCTTTGACTTTGTCTAGGTAGGCTTGTGCCTCGTTTATATTCTTTTCTCTAGCGTCCTGATCTTCTTGCATTTGCGCTGCTTCTGCCGCAGCAGCTCTTTCTGCTTGAGATGCAGCTTGACTTGCTTCTTCTTCTAGAGCTTTTACTTCTTGCCTCTTTCTTTCGCCTCGCGTCAAAACTCCGCTTTGTCTTACAATTTCTTCTGGGTCTTCATCAGGCCTCACTGCCTGAGAAAAGCCCTCCTCTCTAGCTAAAAGTCTCTCTTCTCTAGACATTGGGGTTACAGGAGCAGTAGGCATTTTTATTGTCTTACCCTGCATAGGAGTGTATGTGTCTGCTATTTCTGCACCAATAATCGCTTTCTCAGCATCTTCTATGACCGATGTTTTTGGAGAACCCTCAATAGTAGTCAATCCAGCTAAATCAACATTAGTGGTGGTGGGATCAATTCCTCCTCTGCGACTACCCTCTACCCGGTTTACTAATTCAGGCATCCTGCTTACAGCCCCCTGTCTTCCCGTAGCAATACCTGATTTTATTTTAGAATCTGGGAAATACTCGTTCATAAGCTCAGTAGTGGTTCTTGGCCCTTGCTTTTGGGGGCTTTTCTGAGTCTCTATTTCTTCTGTTGTAATAACTGTTTCTCTTGGAAACTGTAAATCGAGATCTGGAATATCAACCTGAGCTACTGGTGGGGTAACCTGACGCTGGTTTGCCTCCGCTATCTGCTGCTGTATCTGATCTGGGGTTAGTTCTGTTCTAGATTCGAGCATAGCCATAGGAGACAGTATTCTCGCTCTTAGGTCGGGGTCGGATAGATCAATCTCTGCATCCGGGTCCATGCCTAACTGACTGGATATATAGTTAACGTAACCTCTTGTGTCATTCTCAGATGGTGGAGCAAATCTATTGATCAATCCACGGATAGTATTGATACCGTAATCCCTTCCGTAGGTAGTCAGGACTTTGTCTGCTGCCCTAACCCCAAATGGAGATGATTCAAAACTAACAAAACCTGACTCCTCTCCTGTCTCTCCAAGAAAGTCTTGATTTGCCTGTCTGATATTAAAAGGATTATTGATCCTTTGTCCGATTATAGAGCTTCTTTCTGGGGTCTCGTCTATCGGGAATGTTGCCTGTCTACCCTCAGCCATCCGAACAACCCCACCCGCAGCCATGCCTTGCATGCGAGGAGAAGTATTCTGCATGGGCATAGCTTGCTGAGGCTGTTGATTTTGCATAACAGAGGCAATGCCTTGGGGTTGCTGGCTAACTATTTGTTGGGCAACTGTGGGCATGGGTTGATTCTGCTGGGCTTCAAACCTCTTACGCATATCAGACCTTCTTTGTATTTCACTAACAACAAGAAACTGAGGAACTTGAGGATTAGGTCTCTGTGCCATCATCTGCAAAGCCTGATCTGGCAAACCTTTTATATCGTCCTCTATCTGAATCAAGTTCTGCATATTAAGTACCTAATGCTTTGTATAACCCAACGCCACCGATGCCAGCCCCAAGTAGTTGCTGAGTTGTGCTGGGAGCAACACCGAATGCAGCCATAGAGCTTCCGGGGGCAACAGGTAGACCTTGAAGAATACTGCTAAAGAAACCTATCTGCTCTCTTGGGAAGGCTTGTTGTCTTAGGAAGTCTTGATATCCAATATCAAGCCCCCTTTGTCCTAACTGTCTTTGTATTTCTCCAGCCGCTTGTAGGTTCTGCAATCTGTCAAAAGCCATAGCTTGTTCCTGGCCGCCAAGTGAGCCTAGCAATCTAGCCGCATCCAACGCCTGTCCTCTGGTTGCCTGATCTGCCTGTAGTCCAGCAAGACCCAGTCTAGCTCTGTCTTGGGCGGCGCCAACATTAAACTCTCTAGCAGCCATTCTTGCCTGATTTTCAGCCTGTTTTGTCCTCTCGCTTATCTCCTGAGCAGACAAGCCTAACTGTGCTGCCTCTCTGGCTGCCGCTTCACCAGCTTGGAATGCGGCTCTGTCTTCTTGCTGTTGTGCGAGTTGCAGTTGTTGATTTTGTGCAAACTGAGCTTGTGTCAATTTCTCTTGAGCTTGTCTTGCCGCTTCTTCTTGTTGTTGCGCTGACAGTCCGAGCCTTGCTGCCTGTTGCCTTGCTTGCTCTTGTGCTGTCCCGGCTTGCAATCCTAGCTGGGCTTGTTTTAATCTTGCGGCTCTATCTGCCTCGAAAGCTTGTTGAGCTTGAGCAAATGCAGCTTGATCGCCTCTGGCTTGTATATCTTGCAGTTGCTGTCCCAGATTTCTTTCTCTTTCCGCCTGAAGAACGCCCTCTCTATAGCCACCAAAACCTCCAGCCGCAGCAGCTTGTTGTCCTATCTCTGCTGCTTGCGTATCAGACGCTCTTTTTGCCTCTCTTTTTTGTATATCTGTAACTAGCTGCTGATAAGGGTTCATGTAGCTTTGGATTGTTGCAGCATCAGCAATAGTCCCTGCTTGAAAGCCAGGTCCAAGATTCATCTGCTCTGCTGTGTAACCCGGATCAAATTGACCGGCCTGATAACCAGCAGCCCTTTGACCAGCGGTAAATCCTTGAGCCAAGTCACCCGCAGTATAATCTGACGCTATATCTCCAGCAGTGTATCCAGAAAACTGCGCCTGAGGGATAAATCCCTGAGCTATGTTCATCCCTAAATTAGATGGTTGGAAACCTATTTGAGTGGCTATATCACTAGCAGATCTGATTTGCTGTGGAGCGCCAGCAGCAGTCATCTCCGCAATGCCTTGCATGGCAGTAGTTTCAAAAGGATTAAACTCAGCTAGCCTCTGACCAGGAAAAGCCTCATAAGGTCGAGTGCTTTCATATACTGTCCTGCCAAGCATCTCCTCATAAAAAGGCCTAGCATACTCAGGCAGATTGCTTTGAGTTACTGTGCTTTCGGTTTGCTGGACACCGCCACCACCACCGCTTCCTTTACCCATCTTTTAAACTCCTTTCATACACAACATATGACCTCTCGAAACCATCTTGTTGCAACCATTTCCAAAAGCCCATCCTTGCAGTGGCTTCTATACCGTCACATTTGTTATCTCTGGCCCAGTCAGTTAACTTTTCTAACATTTCCCAAACCCAAAATTTAAACTTGTCTCCACCTAAAAACTGAATAGCCAACATCTTTCTGCCCGGATAGGCTATAAGCTCTGTGGTGCCAACGCCATCTATGTTGTTGTCTTTATCAAAAGCAAGCCACAACTGTTGATTATTATTTTCTAAAGAATAGTAAAGAGCTTCCATTTCCCATCTGCCTTTTGATCTCGCAACAGCTTTTGCAAGATGAGGCTCTATGTCCCTCCAAAGGGTTTTTACAAAGTTACTAGGAACTAAAGTAATGGTGTGAGTAATATCCCTAGGTGCGTTCTTTTTGGTTACCTTAGGCTCCCTAGATATGTCTCTAATGCGAGTGTGATCAAATGTAAGTAGGTTGCTCACGCTTTATCTGGCTCCTAGAGGCTCTGGTTGCTCTATAGTGCCTGTTTTTTCCATTCTGATGGCATCAATCATCTGATCAAATCTTTCGGCTCCTGCGTCAGTAGAGCCATCTCCAGTAGCAGAAACAACATCTGCTGGGATTATGTACTCACCGGGCGAAACAGCTACACGCTGTTGGTCACCAATCATTCCCTGAACCTCGTCATCCATACCACCGCCTTCTCCTTTGATCAAACCCTCTGTTTGAGCGCCGGGTACAACAGATCTCAGTGCTTGGTTCCTCAGCATCTGGAATGCCTCTGTCCCATACTCATCTATAAATCTATTAATTACGACCTCTGCGTCCTCTTCTGGCAATCTGCCAAGAACAGCCATGATCGTTTGGTTTATTAAAGGATCTACTGAGGTGCTTCCTCCAGCAGCCATAGGTCTTGCTTCAAAGTCATATATTTCTGTGTAATCAGTAGTTCTTGCAGCAGGATCTCTGGATATAAACTGCTCAACGCCTTCTGTGGTTAAATCAGCTTGAAACTGATCTAACATTCCATCTGTGAGAACACCTCTCCCAGCAAGCTCTCCTACACCAAAGGGTAAGTTTTCAAAGAAATCATCAGGTAGCTCTACGGGATCAAACCTTGGACCAGCATCAGGATCATAAGGCTCTGCCTTTTCAGTCTGCGTTCTTTCTCTAAAATACATAATTTCTGGGTCTATTCCGGGCCTGTAACCTCTTAATTCTTCTGGAGATATAACCTCTGGGCCTCTTAGCTGCGCTTGCCTCGTAGCAGCAGAACCCGGACCAAACTGCATGTTTGCCATCATGTCTTCAAATCTAAATGATGGAGATTCATCTGCTGTCTTTTCTTTTGTAGTGGTCTTAGTCCTTCCCCCCATCCTCATGCCCATTGGCTGTTGCATGCCTAACATCTGAGCCTCTGCCAAAGATCTTTGATAATTCTGAGGGTTTAAAGAAACTACCCCACCGGCTTGATAACCCCCTCCAGACATATCCAAACCATAATCTAAGCCGATTTGCGCCAAGGACTCTCCTAATATGCCCTCATACTTCTCTTTATCTCTTCTCTTTTCTTCTTCTAGCCTTCTTCCTAATGCCTCAGACTGCTCTTGCATGTCTATCTGACCTTGAAGACCAGAGCCAACGGCTACAGGAATGAGTGTTGATTTATCTAATGCGCTCGATGCTAATGCGCCCAAACCCTCTCTTGATGTAAGAACATCTCCTACACCAATCCTAGATGTCGCTGCGTTTTGTGCTGCAAGCAAATCGCTTTGTGCAATATCCTGCACATCTAGAAGATCTTGAAGGGGTTGATTTGCTTTAAACGCTTCTTGCAAAGTCTGAGTGCCGCCCTGCTCTATTGCTTGTTCCGCTACTTGCTGTTTAGCAGCGTCAACTGCGCTTGTTGCTGCTGATGCAGCTTTTGCAGCCTCAGGAACTCCAGCTACCGCCTCTTTTGCAGCTCCAAGAGCAGACCCTACTCCATATCCGGTAAGACCAGATGCCAGACCCTTTTTCAAATCTCCAGTCAACGCCGTTGTCGCTAGACCAGAACCTATAGCTCCAGCAAGCGCAGTATTAGCTCCTATAGCCCCCAGCGCAGTGCCTAAAGCACCAGCACCAGCAGCAGATCCTAAAGCTGTAAATGCGGTTGGAGCAGCCATACTTGCAAGCATAGGAATTAAAAAAGCAAAAGCTTCAGGCTGACCAGTCACAGGGTTAGTGGTAAGACCGCCTGGAGTCAAAGCCGCTATGCCCTCCACCTCGATAGGGTTCATGTGAACAAGCATGCTGTCGCCATATCTGCCGTAGCTAGCTAGTTCTTCTGCTTTGCCTTGCAAAGGAGCTTGCTGATTATAATTCATTAACTTGTCTCCACCCCGAATAGGTTAAAACTAACATTTGCTGCACTTGCATACACCTTCACTACATCTGTTTGAGCAAGACATATGCCTATTACTACTGTTCTACTTGTCGTTGCAGCCAGATCTTCATCAAAAAATATAAACTGCTTGTCATCCGCTCCAGCACCAGCAACGTGAATGCTCACCCGAAACGTAATACCAGATCCGCCTCTATTGCAGATCACAAGTGAGCTGACAGTTGTTTGTGTAAGATCAGGAACCGTATAAAGAGTAGTGGTCGTGGTTGCTGATACATCCGCTTGACCTAAAACCTTTATTACGTCTGTCACGAAGCACCCATAAGGAGAAACTGGAACCTTCTCATAGCCAAAGACCCCTCTTTGTCTCCTTGCGTTTTGGCTAAGATCACATCGTTTTCTATCTGATCCATAGCCAACTCTATCGTTCTTCTGTTTATTGCCTCTGCCCTAGCATCATATTCTGGAGTTGGAACAGGTAACGGCGTTGTTCTTGTTTGTGTGCTCATCTTCTTCCGTCCGGTCTAATATCAAACCTCAAATCACCCAGCCTCCAGCCATAACCAAGGCCGCTGCTCTCTACTCTTACTATAGGATGCCTAGCTCTTGCCCTTACATGGCTCTGTGTCGAGCTATTAGTGATTGTAGACGTAGACAAAGTGCTTGAAGACTGCAATGGGAAATCCTTACCTTTTAGCGTCATAGATATTGATGCGTCACTAGTAGCGCCGCTAAATGCAAAGTCAGGTATTATCCTGCTAATTAGCATAAACCTTTCACCGTCCTGTATTTCTAAGTCTCCGCTTTCTACAAAAGCAGTCATAGCAGAACCATCGTCATCAAATCCGTTCTCATGGTAATACAAGTAATTATTGTTACTTGTGGTAACAACAGATGTAGCCATAGGAAAATTTTGCGTTCCAACGCCTTGCCAAGCCGCTCTTTCTAATGTTCCGACAGCCCAAAGATTCTCAGCATAGTTGTAGCTAACGTAATTAGTTATTTCTGTGTTCCCTTCACCTACCGGATAGAACCACATAACTTCTGAAAATGCGTTGTTTTCTGCTGCAAAAACTTTAAATGCCTGACCAAGATTAATATTAGAAAACACAAACTCTTTCACAGAGCAAGGCAAGGGCTGGACAGATCCGTTATAAACGTAAAATCCACCCTTATCCATAAAGTAAACAGATCCTCTCGCATTTACCGCAGCATTGGGGCTAATCATTGATATATCAGTGCTTACCGTTTGTATCTGGAATGTAAAAGGCGCCCCAACAAACCTCATCGAGTGAAGGCTTACATCTGTAAAAACCAGTATTTCTTGTCTTCCCTGAACAGCTCCAATTATCTGTGAACCAGAGTTTATCCTGATGCCTCCAGCAGTATTCGTTGCTGTGGGAGTCCAGTCAGTGGCGTTACCTTGATCAGAAAATCTAATAAACAAAGGATCTATTTGGCTTGATCCAATAGGGTTAACGCCGAAAGCTATGACATGCTGATCTATATCACTGGTCATAACCTGTAACGCAATGGTTGGCTGATCCGATCCACTCAGACTGGTAATATTTACCGCTCTTGCCCCGGTGCCAGATGATTCATCCCAGAAAAATATGCCGCCGCCTCTGGCATTGAACAACAAATCTTCACCAAAATTATCTTGACTAAACAGACGGAGCTGTCCAGCAGCCGATATGCTGCTAGCACTGCCCCATGCAGACATACCCCAAGCTCCAGCACCCCAGCCAGTGCCTTCCAAGAAGTCATTTAACCCTGTATTGATCTGATAAGCACCAACTGTAGAACTACCACCATTGCCCGTATCACTACTGTTCGCTGTTACTGTAGTGCCGCTCGTGTCCTTAGCTGTAAACTCGTAAGTATTTACCGTTGGTACAGAAGTAATTTGATATTCTTGATTCAGAACAGCGGCGGTTATGTTGCCACCCAAAGAAGCTGCGCTGGAGAATGTAACAAAATCATTTACCACAGCTCCATGAGATGTATCTGTAGCAGTGATTGTGCTTGATCCGTCAGTAGCAGAGAATGTTACATCACCTGCTGACGTTGTTGACCTAATCGGGGTTACATCGTTAAAGCTGTTCCCCTCAACAATGTAAAACTTTAGATTTGTTCCAAGTCCTATGTATCTAATAGACTCCAATGAAGCCCAGTCATGTATTGAACGACAAACTCCTAAGAACGATGTCTCAGAATATTTGACCCAACCGCCTATTTTTTCTGGCCTTCCCTGCCTAAACCTTATCTTATCTGCGTCAAACCACCCGGCATCAGCAGAATACTCTGTGCCTTCTTTGTTTACACCGGGAGCAAACTTGACCTTGTTAAGAGGCATACTTAACGCCTACCCCCAGCACCTCTTCTACCGCCCTTTCTTTTCTTTGGCTGTTGCTTTTTCCTCGTCTTTGCCTTTGTTTCAACTTTTTTAGTATTTGGCTTTGGTGGCGTTTCTGCTCTAAATAGAGCACCTAATGCGCCAGGCTCTAAAGCACCAAAAGCTTGCCCTGGATTAAGGGGTGGAATGCTTGCAGGTGGTGATGGCGGTGGAGGCATTGGAGGCCTAACAACAGGAGGTGGCGGTGGTGGTATTAAACCCATATTCATAGCAGCATCAATTGGGCCTCTAGTAAGAGCGCCGGGAGTAGCTGCCGCAGCTTGCATAGGTGGTATCGATGGCTCTGCCTTCATGCCTCTGCCAACCGTAGCATTTCTAACAGGCATAAGAGACTCTATACCGGAGTCAGAAACAAAACCTGCTGGCATCATAGTCCCTGAAGCAAGACCTTCGCCGACTCCAACCTGACCCGAAGTGGCAAGAAGTTCTTCATAGCCGGGATCACCCGGACGCAAAACAGATTTACCCGGCATTCCTGTCCCAGCCTCAGTAACAGAAACTTCTGCTGCTTCAACATTCACTGGAGGCACAAACGGTATAAAATCCCCACCAGGCATCATTGAAGGCTCACCCGGATTAATTACAGTACCTGCTGACGGGAGAACACCACCCGGACCACCTTTGTCGCCACCCATACCAGTTGATGGTCTTACAGATGCAGCAATCTCTTCTTGTGTAGGAATAACAACCTCACCAGAAGCAATTTTAGCCGCAGCTTCATCAGCAGCTTTTTGTGCCGCCTCTTCTTGAGCCTTTTTTTCAGCAGCAGCAGCGGCGGCAGCAGCTTCTGCGTCAGCTTTAGCCTTTGCCTCTGCATCAGCCTTAGCCTTTGCCTCCGCCTCCGCAGCGGCGGCTTGCTCTTGTGCAATTCTTTCTGCCTCAGCGGCAGCAGCAGCTTGTTCAGCGGCTATCCTAGCAGCCTCTTGTTCTTGAGCTATTCTTGCAGCTTCGGCAGCAGCAGCCTGTTCAGCAGCTATACGATCTGCTTCTGCTTTTGCAGCAGCTTCAGCAGCGGCCTTTTGAGCAGCAGCTTGAGCCTCTGCCTGTCTTAATAATTCTGCCTGATTCGCTCTGTAATCAGATGCTGCTTGAGTTACATCACCAGCAGTGAATGTTTGAAACGCACCTCCTGTAAACGGATTAGTTCCTGCAAGAGCATTTGTTGATACAGGCATTTGTGGGGTTAAAAAAGCGCCAGCTTGAGGAGCCATCATTGGATTCATGCCACCAAGAAGAGATCCTATACCAGACGGAACTCCATAATTAGGATTCCTAGATAATGCTGGCATGCCTTGCATCTGCCCGTAACCAAAAGGCACTGGAGCGGGAGTAAAATTAGGAAGAGGGTTGTTAGGATCTCCGTTTGCCATCTACACATCCTCCCAAGGTTTGCCCTCGAAAAGCAAAGCTTCTGCTTCTCTTCTTCTTATAAGACCATCCAATACCTTACCGCCAGCCATATTCCAGCGTTTTATCTGTTCTGGAACACCCTGATAATTGCCATCATTTAAAACTTTTAGCAAAGTGCTAGAAGATAAAGATCCCCAACCCAAGTTAAATGTCCAAGCAACCAGCGCATCGAACTGATTCTGGCTAAGGTCAACCTCAACGAGCCTAGAAACCGCGCCCTCAAAGCTTTCCAGATCATCTTTTAAATACTGCTCTGCTTCTTCAGAGGTGCATGTGTCACCTTCTTTTACATCTTTCGTGTGACCATAACCTATCGTGTGAACGCCACCAGAGCACACATATGACGAAAGTTCGCAGCCCTCAAACTTTTTTATTAAAGATATGCCTTCTTCGCTAGTTTTCATTTGTGTTTCCTTTTTTTCTGGAACCGCTGTAAATATGTTTATTTGTGGAATACAGAATAACTTAGTTAATCTTCTGTAGCCGCTCCACATGCTCACTTTTCTCTACTGACACCTTTAACCTTCTCATAGCTCCTCATTGCACCGATACCCAACATGCCCATCATCACAGGCACAAGAAGAGTAGTGTCAACCTCAGGCACATCAATCCATATGCCTAAAATGTTTGCTACGATTACATTGTAAAAAAGACCCAGCGCACACACCCAACCGATACAGGGACGCCACCCGGACACAAACACACTGTGATGCGCTGCCTCTACCTTATTTACCTCTAACTGACCCTTGGCGAGTTCTTGAGCGTGTCGCTCTGCCATCGTTGCAATCTCATGCGCCAGGGCGTTTTTCTGGTCTTTGTCCTCTATTACCTTGTCTAATATCTTAGTAGCTGGCTCTATTAATGAATTAAATATGCTCATATTAGTGACGCTGTTAACTGTGAAACCAACAATAACAAACAAAACAAAGAAATAGCGCACACAATAATCATCATACCGGGCCATTTAGGATTCATATTTACACCGTAACCAAAATATTCTGCCCAGTTGCCTTTGGTGTGGTGTAGCTGAAAGACCCGTTTTTGTAGGTGTATACCTTGGAATCATAATAAGTAGTAACAACTTCGCTTTTTCGATTAGTCTCTCTAACTTGTAGCCTTTCCATCTCTATTTTTTGTATCTGATGTTTAGCATTCGGCGGTTGGGCTTGAACGCTATTTGGAAATGGCGGTATGTCAGTCATCTTCTTTCTTCTTCCTAGCAGGATCTCTGAATATATATTTGGTTCCAGCTTCGCTTTGAGGTATTACACGAACCTCACAATACCCGTCAAACTTTGTTGTCTTACTACGCATCCAGTTATGCTGATGAACAGACTGGTGAACTAGGGCATCACGATATTCCAGGCATGACGTTAGCTCTTGAAAATAAAGCTCAAGTCCTGTTGGAACACCGCCAGGAGTCAGCAATACCAAAACAAAGATCATTAAGGTCATAATCTACGCTTCTTTGTGATAGCCTGTACTCGCTCTGCTTGCGGAGCAACCAGCTCCCAAGTAAGCATTTCTACATCAACCTGATGAGCCGTCCCTAATACTCTTGGCATAGTATTTCTAACGTAAATCATCGCGCCATATCCGCACTGTTGGTGGTTAAACTTCAACCATTCCATAGCAACCTGATGGCGTTTTGCTGGAGGTTGAACTAACTGTAAGTTATTCCACTCTCGCAGATCACAAAACAGATTAGGATCTTCGGGGTCGTATTCTAATCTTACTGCTTCTGAAGCATTATCTGGATTAGTTGAGCCAGCTTCTCGTCTGTCGCTTTCAGTGTTTCCTGCTGCTGACTCAGACTGTCCACCACTGCTTTTATCTGCGTCTGATTGAC